GCTCGACCCCCGGTACTGGAACGCCCAGTACATGCAGCAGCCCACCTCAGAGTCGTCAGCCATCATCGCGCGAAAAAGCTGGCGCATCTGGCTAAACGACGACCCCCCGAAGTGCGAGTACATTATCCAGAGCTGGGATACGGCGTACGAGACCAAGAACTCGTCTGACTTTTCCGCCTGCACCACATGGGGCGTGTTCTACAACGAGGAAGAGAACGACACCCCGCAGGTCATACTGCTCGATGCGTTTAAAGACCGAATAGCGTTTCCAGAATTAAAACAAGTCGCCTTGAAGCACTACAAGGAGTGGGAACCCGATGCGTTCATTGTGGAGAAAAAGGCAGCCGGTGCCCCGCTCATCCAAGAACTCAGAGCAATGGGCATCCCCGTCCAAGAGTTCTCCCCCAGCCGAGGCAACGACAAGATCGTCCGAGTCAACGCTATTGCGGATTTATTCTCCTCTGGTAAAGTCTGGGCACCTGATACCCGCTGGGCACGAGAAGTCATCGAAGAAGTGGCAGCGTTCCCGGTGGGCGAGCACGACGACTTTGTAGACACCACCTCTCAAGCCCTTCTGCGTTTTAGGCAGGGCGGCTTCATTTCATTAGATACGGACGAACCGGATGACGTGCGGTATAGCATCCCACGCAAAGCGGCTTATTACTGATGGAACACTTTGACGATCTAACAGCGTTTGCTTCTTGGTGGCTTGCCAACCGAGCGTTGTTCCCACCGCCTAATGCAGTTACGGTCTATGACAACATGACGGGAACGTGTCTTTACCGTGATAGCTGCTACCAAGTACAGATGTTTACTGCGCGGCCTAACTCTAGTGCTCCGTCGCACATTCACCCCAACGTAGACAGTTATGAGTTATATCTGTCGGGGGATTTAGATTTTGTCATTAACGGGGTCATTTACTCGCATACGCAGATTGCCAACAACCCAGTTCCGGTGAGGATATACCCATCTTACTGGCACGAAGGAATAACCGGGAATCTGGGCGGTTCTTTTTTGTCCATTCAAAAATGGCTCAACGGCACACCACCTTCTTGCGTAGGGAACGACTGGCTTGATGTTAACGGCTTAACGCATGGCAGTTGCCCTAACAAACTTGAGGATTAAATCATGGCAATCGACAAAAGTCTTTACGCAGCACCAACAGGCTTGGCCGCACTAGGGGAAGAAGAACCCGACCTTGAGATTGAGATCGTAGACCCGGAAGAAGTCAGCATTAAAACAGCCGGTCTTCAAATTTCATTGCTGCCTGAACCGACAACGGCAGAGACGTTCAACGCTAACCTTGCGGACTTTATTGATGACGATGTGCTGCTGCAAGTGGCAGGCGATTTGGAAGAAGACATCAACAACGATAAGAACGCTCGCAAAGAGTGGGAAAAGTCTTACGTAGAAGGCATCAAGCTGTTGGGCTTGCAGATCGAAGAACGTACAGAACCGTGGGCAGGTGCGTGCGGTGTGTTTCATCCAATGATTACCGAGGCAGTTGTTCGTTTTCAAGCTGAGACGATTACCGAGACGTTCCCTGCACAGGGGCCGGTGCGTACCAAGATTATTGGTAAAGATACGCCAGACATACAAGAAGCCGCAGCACGCGTAGAAGAGGATATGAACTTCCAGTTGACGGAAGTGATGACGGAGTACCGGCCAGAACACGAGCGCATGCTGTGGTCACTGCCAGCAACAGGCTCGGCGTTTAAGAAAATTTATTACGACCCCAACCTCGGTCGCCAAGTGGCGATGTTTATTCCAGCAGAAGACATCCTACTGCCGTACGGTACGACAGACTTGGACACTTGCCATCGCATGACGCATGTGATGCGCAAAACCAAAAACGAGATTATTAAGTTGCAGCAAGGCGGGTTTTACTGTGACATCGAGCTGCCTGATCCTCCCAAGATGGAGGACGACATTAAGAAAGCCAAAGACAAAGAAACAGGTTTTACCAACTTAAACGACGACCGTTATGTGTTGTTTGAGTGCCATGTGGATTTGAACTTAAAGGGCTTTGAAGACAAAAATGAAGAGGGTGAAGAAACGAGTATTGCGCTGCCGTACGTAGTCACCATACTAAAAGGTACCAATACGGTTTTAGCAGTGCGTCGTAATTGGTTAGAAGACGACCCGCTTCAGCTAAAGCGTCAGCACTTTGTGCACTACCAGTATGTCCCCGGCTTTGGTGCGTATGGCTTCGGTTTGTTTCATTTGATCGGTGGGTTTGCCAAGAACGCCACATCGCTGATGAGGCAGTTGACCGACTCAGGTACGTTGTCGAACTTGCCCGGTGGGTTGAAGTCACGCGGCTTGCGTATTAAGGGCGACGACACACCGATTGCTCCGGGTGAGTGGCGTGATGTGGATGTAGCCTCGGGCAACATCCGTGACTCCATACTGCCGCTGCCGTACAAAGAACCATCGGCCACGTTGTTCCAGTTGATGAACACCATCGTGGAAGAAGGGCGACGGTTTGCCGCTACCGCAGACATGAAGATTTCAGACATGTCGGCACAAGCCCCGGTGGGCACAACGCTGGCGCTCTTGGAGCGGCAACTGAAAGTGTTGACTGCGGTGCATGCGCGAGTTCACTTCACGCTGAAGAAAGAACTCAAACTACTCAAAGACATCATCCGCGACTTCACTGATCCGGACTACGACTACACGCCAGAGTACGGCACCAAGAAAGCCAAGAAGACTGACTATGACATGGTGGACGTAATCCCCGTGTCAGACCCCAACGCGTCCACCATGAGTCAGCGGGTGGTGCAGTATCAAGCAGTCATTCAGATGGCGCAGATGGCACCGAACATTTACGACATGCCAGAGCTGCACCGTGCGATGTTGGACGTGTTGAACATCAAGAACGCTGAGAAGTTAGTACCGCTGCCAAGCGACCAGAAACCCAAAGACCCTGTGTCAGAAAACATGGCGTGTCTGAAAGGCGAGCCGTTAAAAGCGTTCCTGTATCAAGACCATCAGTCGCATATTGCTGTGCATATGTCCGCAGCGCAAGACCCTATGATGATGCAGTTGATTGGGCAGAACCCGCGTGCACCACAGATTCAAGCGGCAATGGCGGCGCATATCGCAGAGCATGCAGGGTTCCTGTATCGCCAGAAGATTGAACAGCAGCTTGGGTTCTCGTTGCCACCTGAAGATGAGCAGTTGCCACCGCAGGTTGAGGTAGCGCTATCGACCATGATGGCGCAGGCAGCACAGCAGGTGTTGCAGCAGAACCAAGCGCAGGCTGCACAGCAGCAAGCACAACAACAGGCACAAGACCCGTTGGTTCAGATGCAGATGCAAGAACTACAGATCAAGCAGCAGGAGCTTGATCTTAAGAAACAGAAACTAGCCCTCGATGCGGCAGCGCAGAGCGACAGGCTGGAGTTGGATAGAGAGCGTTTGGATGGTCAGTTGCAGTTAGATGCGATGAAGACCCAAGCGCAGATCGAAGAGACCAAAGCGCGTGTTGTCGGTGAACAAGAACGAGAAGGCGTGCGTTTGGGGTTGGAAGCGGCTAAAGCACGTGAACAGTCCGACTTCCAACGTAAGCAGGCAATGGTGAATCAACTAAACGCTTACGCCTCGTCCAACAAAAAGGAGAAACCTAACAAATGATCGACTCTTTCGCATCCGTACTGCGCGACAAGTTACGGGCTGATATGAACAACTACGCTGATGACATTGCCACTGGGCAATGTCCAGACTTCACCTCCTATAAATATCTCTGCGGGCTTATTCAAGGTCTTGCCATTGCAGAGCGTCATATATTAGACCTTGTTGAAGCAATGAATAAAGGAGATGAAGATGAGTGAACTACTGCTACCACCGGGTATTCAAATGCCGGAGCCGATACAAACCAGCGAGGCTCCCGGCGAAGACATTCCCATTGAGGAGCGCGGACGCATGTTGCCCAGAGCTGTTGGGTGGAAGATTTTATGCACGCTACCGCCTGCGGATGAGACGTTTGAGAACAGCAGCATCATCAAGTCTGAGCAAGTCAAAAAGCAGGAAGAGTTCACTACTGTTGTTTTGTTTGTCGTCGATGTTGGTCCAGATGCTTACAAAGATGAAAACAAATACCCGTCAGGTCCTTGGTGTAAGGCGGGCGATTTCATTCTCGTGCGGGCATACGCAGGCACGCGTCTTAAGGTCTATGGCACAGAGTTCCGTTTCATCAACGACGATCAGGTCGAAGGTGTGGTGGATGACCCACGCGGTATTACCCGCGCTTAACTAGGAGGTGTTATCAAATGAGCACGTTAGATGAGTTTAAGTTTCCCGACGAACAAGAACCCACTGCGTCACCCGAGAACGAGGTAGAAGTTCTTGCCGAAGGTGGCGAAGTTGAGATCGAGGTCGTCGATGACACCCCAGAGCGCGACAGAGGCCGTAAGCCCCTAGACAAAGACGTTGCTGACCCTTCCGAAGACGAGATTGAATCGTACTCGGCCAATGTGCAGGCTCGTATCAAAGAGTTAACACATGCCCGTCACGATGAGCGTCGCCGTAAGGAAGAGCTGGAACGGCAGACTCACGAGATGGAACGCCTGTTGCATTACTACTCGGAAGAAAACAAGAAGCTAAAGCAGACGGTCAATTACGGGCAGGAAGCGTTTATTGGCACCGCCAAGCGGGAGGCCGAGGCGCAGTTGGAAGCAGCCAAGCGGATGTACAAGGATGCACACGAGGCGTTTGACACCGATGCCATCATTGCCGCTCAAGAAGCATTGACCGATGCCAAGATGCGGTTGTCGCAGATAAATAATTATCGCCCAACCCCTTTACAAGAAGAAAATAATGAGATACAACTACCGCAATCTCAGCCCCAACAGGTTCAACCGGACGAGAAGTCCCTGCGCTGGCAGGCAAAAAACCAGTGGTACGGTCAACCGGGGTTCGAAGAATACACCAGCTACGCACTAGGGCTGCATCACAAGCTAGTCACCGCAGGGGTAGACCCGCGTTCAGACGAGTACTTCGCTCAAATTGATGAGCGCATGACAAACACTTTCCCCGAGCTATTTGGGCAGCAAAGACAAGTTTCGTCGCAAAAATTCAGCGAGACACCTAAAAAGCCTGCGGCAGTGGTAGCGCCTGCTTCTCGTTCGTCTGGAACAAAGAAAATCCAGTTGACGACAAGACAACTAGACTTGGCAAAGAAGTATGGACTAACCCCACAGCAGTATGCGGCTGAAGTAGCTAAATTGGAGGCTTGATATGGTAGATCGCACCCCTCGTGACGTTGCAACACGCGAAAAAACAGCAAGGCAAGTATATGTTCCACCTTCGCATTTGCCAGACCCAACTCCCCAACCGGGGAAGAAGTTCCGGTGGATTGCGACACAACTGCTAGGGCAGCCGATGGCGACTAACGTCTCGACGCGCATGCGGGAGGGTTGGGAGCCAGTACGCGCCGAGGATCACCCGGAACTTTTGCTTCCGCCTAATGCTAACGGCAATATTGAAATTGGCGGCTTGATGTTGTGCAGTGCGGCTGAAGAGATGGTAGATGCGCGTAATGCGTACTACGGTAACCAAGCTGAACGGCAGATGGAAACCGTCGATAACAATCTAATGCGCCAGAGTGATGCACGGATGCCGATCTTTGCGGATCGTAAGTCGTCCATTAGCTTTGGTAAAGGCGCTAAATAAATCCTTTTGGAGCTTAATTATGGCTTATCCAACCGTAAGTGCACCGTATGGACTAAAGCCCGTCAATCTAATTGGTGGACAAGTCTATGCGGGACAGACTCGCCTGATGGAAATTGCAAGTGGCTATGCTACGAACATTTTCTATGGCGATCTAGTAAAAAGGGTGGCTGCTGGAACGATTGAGAAAGACACAGGAACAACCACAGCAACACCGTGTGGCGTGTTTCTTGGCGTTACTTTTACAAACGGTTCTACCGGTCAAGTTCAAAATCAACAATTTTATCCAGCATCTCAAGCAATTAAAGCAGGCACAAAGATTTTTGCCTATGTTGCTGATGATCCTGATACGTTGTTCCAAGTCGCTGTAGTTTCTGGCACCACAGTTATTAGTGGTGTTGGTATTACTGCAATTGGAAATAATGCAACATTGGTGCAAAACGCGGGTTCGACAACCACGGGAGATTCCAAAGTAGCAATTTTAGATTCGACCGCTACAACGAACACTCTGCCCATTCGTATTATTGATGTGGTTAGGGATACCGAAACCGCCGCTGACAACTTCCCAGAAGTTATTGTGAAGATTAATGCGACTATGCACCAGTACAGCAACTCAACTGGCGTATAAGGGAGCTAAAAC